CGGCAGGCCACGGCGGGAGTATTAATACAAATAAATGCTCTCATCGCGGATATGCGTACCCTAGGTTTTACTAATATCGCTGGCACAGCGTGGGAACTAACGTTCTTAAGCTGGGCTGTTGATTATTTCATAAACCTAGATGGCCTTCTGTATCACTTAACACCTGATATAGGGGTCAACCAACTCGCTGCTTGGTCAGGAACTGATGATGACATTAAAATCACCACTCAGGTCCACCGGTATAGTGCCAACGATAATACGCTACTTGATACCGTCACATACGTGACGAACAAGAATGTGTATAAGCGTGAGCCCGTTACCAGTCCAAGCTACTTAACCCTCGATATCAATTTAGATATCTACAAACTAACGGATTTAGCAGCACTCTTTAGAGTGTTGATTTAATCCCTCTTAACCAAAAATAGGAGTTATCAAATGATAACCACAACCAAAGCTGATGGCACGACTACTGAGAATTTTGTACAGTATCGTGTTTCTGGTGACACGGCCGAATATCATGGCCCTGCCGCAACTGACATAGTGACTGATTCAATCATGGTCAAGTCGTTAGCCCCTAAAAGAGGCAACGGTCAATACGGTAACAGACGTAGCACAGTTAGTTTACTGCGCTCGTCTAACGTATTGGACTTGAATGGACAGTCTGTATCGCGCAATCGTAAGGTCTCTATTGAAGAGTCCCTCCCGGTAGGCACGGTGTTAGCTGAATTAATCGAAGACGCTGCCGCGTTAGGTTCTCTTCTTATGAACGCTCAGTTCGTAGAAGATGTACTCTTTAACGGCAAAATCGAAGTTTAATTTAGTTAACCAGTTTAAGGAAATCAAATGCATATCAAACCAGATATACATCTGCAGCTTGGAGCGATCAAACGAACGTTCCATCAACGGTTGTCTGCTTCACAAGCAGACCCCTTTGCGCTACTAGGTGCCTTTGTTCAAGGCACCGGTGATCTCTTCGATGAAGAACTCCTTACTAGGCTGCGAACTATTTGCAGTACGAAGGATGTTAAATCTTACATCGAGCTAGCATCAACTATCGACGCCTATACAAAGAATTATGTAGGCGAAGACGTTGAGTTAGTAAAAGGTCACCGAGTACTATGCTCTATTCTTAAGAAATACCCGTTTTCTGCGGTTGAAACACCATATGATACCCGTGCAACTGCCATTGAAAAATGGTTGGCTGCGGAGCATCAATGTGGGGAAACCAACCAACGTTTAAGCTTGATAAAAGCTAACGGTGAACTTCCTAAGTTTGTCCATTATGCACGACGTTTTATAGCCGACGCATTAGGGGACTTATCACCATCCGCCATCATGAAAATGTTGGAGGATGGAGAGCACGGTAAAGGCACTTCTACAGAATGTCCGTTTAGGGCTAGTACTGTTTATCACAAGTACCAGCTTATTGAACTTCATTCTACTAGAAGAGCATTGAACTACGCCAAGGCCGCCATCTCTCTAAACAGGAGATGGTATGATCACTTAGATGCTAGCGGTAAGCGTACGAAAGTACCTTTACCAGCGTCAAGTCCAGCTTATGTTGAGGGTCAACTGCTGGATGATGTGATTGCCATTGGCGAATCTGAACGTATTAGCTTTGTTGAGAAAGACGCAAAAACTATGCGTCCTATCGGGATAGGCAATACTTTGAATATGTACCTCCAATTGGGTGTTAAAAAGACCCTCATGGAAAAACTACGCAAAGTAGGTGTAGATTTAACCGATCAAAATAAGAACCAACGGTTGGCCCTTCTAGGGTCAACATTAGGTTCAATTGGCGATGGTCGTCTACCGGAACAACACTCTACCATTGACTTGGCGTCCGCTTCGGATACCGTGTCACTTGGGATTTGTGAGTTGTTGTTACCTGCCGAATGGTTTGGCTTTCTCTCTGACTTACGACACGAAAGTGGCGTTTTAGACGGGGTGACTATAGTATACAGTAAAATGTCTGCTATGGGAAATGGCTTTACTTTCCCCCTGGAGTCCC